ACTCTTTCCCTACACGACGCTCTTCCGATCTGGTGCTCAAGGCAAAAGACGTTATCCGCCGTGGCTGTCTGGAATATGACGTCAGCGCCACCGACATCACCAGCTCGTTTATGGCTATCCGCAAGACCATGACCAGCAGCGGACGCAGCGCCACCTATGAGGCCAGCCGCAGCGAGGAAGCCAGCCACGCCGACCTCGCCTGGGCGACCATGCATGCCCTGTTAAATGAGCCACTCACCGCCGGTATCAGCACCCCGCTGACATCCACCATTCTGGAGTTTTACTGATGAGCAAGAAAAAAGGGAAAACACCGCAACCTGCGGTAAAAAAAATGGCCGCCAGCGCCCCGAAAATGGAGGCATTCACCTTTGGTGAGCCGGTGCCGGTGCTCGACCGCCGTGACATTCTGGATTACGTCGAATGTATCAGTAACGGCAGATGGTATGAGCCGCCGGTCAGCTTTACCGGTCTGGCAAAAAGCCTGCGTGCTGCCGTGCATCACAGCTCACCGATTTACGTCAAACGCAATATTCTGGCCTCGACATTTATCCCACATCCGTGGCTTTCCCAGCAGGATTTCAGCCGCTTTGTGCTGGATTTTCTGGTGTTCGGTAATGCGTTTCTGGAAAAGCGTTACAGCACCACCGGCAAGGTCATCAGACTGGAAACCTCACCGGCAAAATATACCCGCCGTGGTGTGGAAGAGGATGTTTACTGGTGGGTGCCGTCCTTCAACGAGCCGACAGCCTTCGCGCCCGGTTCCGTGTTTCACCTGCTGGAGCCGGATATTAATCAGGAGCTGTACGGCCTGCCGGAATATCTCAGCGCCCTTAACTCTGCCTGGCTGAATGAGTCAGCCACGCTGTTCCGCCGCAAGTATTACGAAAACGGCGCTCATGCCGGATACATCATGTACGTCACCGATGCCGTGCAGGATCGCAACGATATCGAAATGCTTCGCGAAAACATGGTTAAGTCGAAAGGCCGCAACAACTTTAAAAACCTGTTTCTCTATGCCCCGCAGGGGAAAGCTGACGGCATTAAAATTATCCCGCTCAGTGAAGTGGCGACGAAGGACGATTTTTTTAATATCAAAAAAGCCAGTGCCGCAGACCTGCTGGACGCGCACCGCATCCCCTTTCAGTTGATGGGCGGCAAGCCGGAGAACGTCGGGTCGCTGGGTGATATTGAGAAAGTGGCAAAGGTCTTTGTCCGCAATGAGCTTATCCCGTTACAGGACAGGATTCGGGAAATAAACGGCTGGCTCGGTCAGGAGGTCATCCGCTTTAAAAACTACTCACTGGACACTGACAACGGCTGAACATCGCCGCCTGCGGGCGGCTTTTTTACACCCTGTCATCACGCCCTCACACGCTCACCACCGCACAAAACACCCCGCAGACACACCAACGCCTCAACGGGCAGACTAAACGCCGTCACGACGCGCTCAGACGCTGAAAAAATAAAATCAGCACCACCGCCAGCGCGCAGTGCTTTCCCCGCCTCGCCCGCCCGCTTCGTGGGACGATTTTAATGCAGTTGCCCGCATTAGCTGAATCCGCGCCAGAACAGACATTATGGATATGTCAATACGAACTTATTGACGTGCAAAATCATGCAATCAAGCACAAAAAAAACCGCCTTCAAAGAGGCGGTTTATGTTATCCCATTGGATTAAGATCTACATTCAACTAAAAGGTACACTAATGGACGTTCTGGCGTCCCATTCTTCTTTGCAACAAAAGCAGATATTTTGTGTTTTGCTATTTTTTGCTTGAGTTTTTTACATAACACTTTGTTTATATAACCAAGTTTCCCGCTCTCATGAACAACAGCTATAGCATGTGGATCAACCGGGTTATCCTCTTCAGGAACAAGCTTGACCAAATCACCGACCATTACTTTCGACAAATCAAGCCCTTCCTGATAACGAGTTCCTGCCACTTCAAAAAGAAGCTCACCTTCACTATTAAGAATTTCTGGATCTGGCACCAAACAAAAACCATCGCCAGGTGATTTTGCTCCTGTATATCCTAACAGCGCAAAATCAGAGCCTTCAAATGGATGGGGGAGCAAATGTTGAGCCAGATACTCAGCAAAGTCTTTTCTTTTCCGTGGTGGTAAACGCCGAACAAACGGGTCAAGCACGTTGTTCGTATGTTCTTCACTTTTCAGACTAAATGCGGGATGTCCTGCAAACCCTTTCTCTTGGGCTTTAGCATAATCTTCTGACTGAAAATGGTATGTGAAGACGTAGTTATCCCCTTGCTGACGATCAATCTGACCAACAACATAACGAGTACCGCCTGTGGGTGGCTGCCATGTAAGAAGCAACCGAGTAGGCTCCATTATTCTGTTTATAGTACGCATATTTAGAATCAGTGATAACCTTAGGTATCTACGCCTCAATAAACGAATCGTCCAATCCGCTCGTTCCCTAGTGAACGGCACATCGGAGCTAATTTCGCAAAGTGAATCTATCTTGTCGACCAGTTCCTGAAAATCAAATTCAAGTCTCCGGGCCAAGTACGCTTTTGACTGCTCATCAAGAGCCAAATCCTGTATAGAAGAAATATGACCTAATCGTTCATGCGTGTCTGCCCGATTCTTCCGCAAATGATGACAACCACGCTGTATGTATTCATCTACATTTTGATGGTTCCATCCTCTGATCCTCTCTACATACCTTTCATGCCCCAAACTAGTACCATTATCGAAATATGGTGCGAGATATCCCTTCACTTTAGGTGGCGTTATGCCTGGTGCAGATTCAGGTACAAAAACAAAACCCCAATTCTCTTGGTGTCTATCACTATTACCGATGAGCGCATCAAAAAGCAGCATATCGTAAAGCCATTGGATCCAGTCTGGAGAGATCAGGCCGCGGATACTAAAAGCCCTACAAATTAAGCGTAGATCAACAAGGTTATGGTGTCTTCCGGAAGAGTCATCAAAATCCGATATCAACACATGAAAAAAATCAGACGCATGAACAAATAACTGGCTACTTTGATCGTAAAACCACTCAAGCAAAGCTCCATATTCGTATTCACCGTTCTCCATCATTCTTCGCGCTGGCAATGCTTTAGGAACAGGAACGCCCATAACATCTCCAACTATATAAGCAACGGTTTCCATCCAGTACTGATCGGGATAAGCATCTCTTGAGAGTTTAAAAAGATAAGGCCATTCCGGTTTTATCCCCTCAGGAGCATCATTCGGTGACCAAAGCATTTTTTTATCCCTCGCTCCTCGAGGAAAAATGCCATGCTCATCATCTTTACGCCAACTAGTTACATCTATTAAATTGATATCCATATCTTACGGTTACCCAGCTAATGCACGGAAAGCAGCACTAACATAAGCTACCTGAAACTTTGCATCTCGAAGCGCATGATGCGCATCAGTAACATTAATGGAAAAATTTGCCCTTACATCAATATTCTTAAGGCTTTTAGCTAGTTCAACGATGGTACGCACGTCTCGATCATTTCGAAAACGCCATGGGATATTTTGCGCATGTTTACGGTAAACCGCTGCCAATATAGCGTTATCAAAGCTTGCCCCATTCCCCCAAACTTGTACGTCATCGTTACTACGACTTCGTACAAATAGAGAAAATTCTTGTAAGGCTTCATGTAAGTCAACAGCAGACGGGTCATTAAAAACCGCCCTTGCAGAATCGCTTTGTATCATCCACCACTGTAAAGTTTTTGGGTCTACAAAACTATTTTCCAATGCAGATGATAGGGTTATAACTCTATAAAACTCATCCCCACACTTGCCAGTCAGAGGCTCAAAGAACACAGCGCCGATTGAAATCAAAGGAGCATCCATTGACACACCTAATGTTTCTATATCGAGCATTAAATTATTCATTTAACCTCCACCCCAGACATAGCTCAGGGAAACGTAACCTATTGAAATAACGAATCAAGTATTTGTCACATTCTATACTAAAACATTCGAATTCCAAAACTTCAGCTTTTGCAACCCCTTACAAGTCAATTGATCCATAATACTGTATACATACACAGTACTACATTTGAAAAACAAATCAAGGGAAATCATTAAAACCCGGCCAATCACAACAAGGCGGATAAACAAATTTTTTCATGTCATAAATAACTTCTGCCCCACGAGCCAGCGCCTCAAGCTCCCATCTCTGAGGCCTGATACCGTTCTGAGCAAGGTCAACGCGGATACGGGTGATTTGCAATCGTTCAGACCGGGTCAGTCTGGCCGATGGTGCAATTTCATGCGGTTTTAACGGGCTTCCGTTTCTTTGCTGACGGTTTGGTCTTCTCAGTCCGTGTTTTAATGCACCTCTGAGCGCTCTCACGACCTCCGGGTCATTCCATTCGATAACACCGTCATCTACCAGATTAAGCACTGCTGCGGCGTGCTCAGAAGGTGTGGGAGCCGGTAACGAAGTATCACCACCAGTGAGCTTTCCACAGTTATTGACAGGACTCCGAGGCGCGGCGATGCCGCTTTTTAAAGTCAAAGGCTCAACGACCGGAACTTTCGGCACAATGCGCCAGTCCGTCGTTCTGGTGATATGAATATGACGCGCGCCGAGATGCGGCGCGTAAATGCCGACCACTCTCTCGACTTCTTCCTCGTATTCGTTAACGTCATCCGACGGGCTACGGGCGACCCTGACAGTCTGACAATCGCGCGGGACATTTGCCCCGCCCTGCGCGCTGATATACAGCGCAAAATCGCCACTGTCTGCGGCGGCGCGTGCAGCCTCCACGCGTTCGTCAAATTCATCAGCAATGCTGACGCCGCGAGGCAATTTACGTAGCTCACGGTAAGCTCCCATTGTCGGCAGGCCAACCGTTTTAAATTGCGGGATGCGCCACGTTGATGCCCATGCGGTAACAGCCGCCGCAGTATCTTTCAGCGGTCTGCCGGTATCGTTATCGAGCTGACCATCCAGTGCATAGCCGTCGATATTTTTTGAAATGTATTTCGCGATATATCCCGCAGCACCGCCCCGGTTAAGGTGTTTTGCCTGAAAACGGTTTCGCGCGGCTCCTCTTTCGTCGCCATCCTCTTTGAGCGCATAGCGACGCATGATTTCGATAATCTGGTTACGCTGGCGTGGATTACAAAAAAGCATCATATGCCAGTGCGGCGTTCCGTCGTGGTGTGGCTCGACGACTCGCAAACCGTAGACCTGTAAATCATTATCCTTGAATGCCGTGCGCATCAGGCTCCAGATACGGCAGAGATAACGCTGCGCATCCTTTGGATTAAATGCCTCATCATTCCAGCCGTGATTAAGCTGGACGGTTTTATTTTCGCCTTTTCCGACCTGACGTGTCGGGTGATACTTTGACGGCGCGGTAAGCGTGATAAACATCCCCACATCACCCTCTGAGGCGGCGTAACGCTCAATACCGGCAATGGTGTTCATCAGCTCCATCCGGCGAATTTCAGGATTAGAAATACTGCCCATCACCTTACTGATAAGGTCGATGCGCTCGCCGGTTTCCCTGTTTTCAAGGTCACACGATTTAAGAAATTCCAGATTTGCCTGGCGGCGCGCACGCACATCACGAATGGCGTGTTTACTGGCATAAGGAGAACGGTCTTTATTGACCTCCCCGACAGCTATCAGTAACGCTTCATGCCAGCGCATACGCTGGCCTTTAAGCTGATGAGTCCACCACTCATCGTTAAACAGACGGGCAATTGCAGAATATGCCTGCCTCGTGGTCATCTGTCCTTTACGGTATTTTTTCCAGTAGAGAGGGGAAATATTGAAAGCACGTGCAGCACCAGCAACATGACCATAGAGGTGAGCCTGCGCCTCATCCGTAAACAGCGATTCTTTTTCGCCATGCGCATCCACCCAGGCATCGCTGAGTTCCTCATACATCATGAAAAGCTGCGATGAGATACGGGCAGCAAACTTTTTCAGCTCCTTGTCATTCATTCCCGGCAGGCGCGCATAGTGGTCACGCTCTGCCAGAAACAGTAACGACGCGTCGGTGTTCATTTCATGGCGCTGATTCACACGCTCAATGCGCGGCCATAAACGACGCTGAAAAGTGGATGTGAGGAAATAAAACCCGTGCACCGGGCTTTTATTGCGCCGGATGTAGTCATAGCGTGAAGTAAACAGCGAGCGCAAAAAGTAAGGCAGGCGGTTAATCGTGGATAAAACACCTTGCACCTGACGCATCTCGTCACGTGTAAGGGGTCTTTCGCGCCCGACAGCCTCGCGTGGCGCGTTCCATGCATAAGCACCGGTAAACGCCTTACCGGTGCCTGCGGCAAATGCTGACGGAGGGACAAAACGTCCGGAGGCTTTAACGGCCATGTGAGCCAAAAGCCTCTGAACAACGCTTGCTGAGTTGCTCAACCTGCACGTTTAAATCAGCAAAAGACTTTGCGCTTCCGGTCAGAATATCGTGATGCATCAGGCCTGAAACGAGCTGGCTTAATTTCGGGTAATAACCAACCACCGCCAGCCATTCCTGACCGGCGTTTTTACCGCTTTCAGCTCTCTTTTTCTCGTGGAGAATAAACTGAAAGCTGTCACTGGTAACGACATAACGTTCGCCAATTTCAATACGAATACTCATGCCGTTCTCCGGTAATGTTTGTTTTTTGCTTCAAAGACTGACTGACAGGAAACACAACGCGTGGCTGACGGTTAAGCCGCATGACGGGCAGCAGGTATTGGCGCGTCACACTCTTCGCAAACCAGCGCAGAAGCACCGCAATGTTTTACCCTTGCCGCGTTAATCTGGCGCTCCAGTAATTCAGCCTGTTGTTCCTGAATAAAATCTACGTTGTCCGGCATTACCAGTTCCTTTTGTCGTTCAGTTTTTTAAATTCATCAGCGCAATAGCTGGCGATTTCTGTCGTTAATTTCGTCAGTTCATCCACGGAGGAAATTTGCTTGTGAAATACAGCGCGTTTAACAAGTAAATTGACCACATCAGACAGGAGGTTTAATTCACTCTGATAAATCGCGATAACAGATTCAGTTATTTCGCGTTTTTCTTTATCAAGACCAAGTTGAATAAGAGACAAATCGCCATTTTTCATAACGGCGATTTTTAAGGCATTGTTCAGTAAAACAACTGAACGAGAACAGGACATCAAAGCACCTCCCCGCGAGACAATCCGATGTTGTGAAATTTTTCCGACTCCTGACTGAGCAGCTCGACTATCTCCACGCGGGATAACTCCGCCTTTGTGATGTGGCGAATCATGGCGTCAAGATGAGAAGAAAAGCGCGTCGCTGCATCGGCCTGTGCTTCGGTTCTGGCCTGTTGCAGCAGTAATGCGTATTTACCGCACTGATTTTCAGAAACTGTATGCATGACTTTCTCCAGGCAAAAAGAAGCCCCGCACAATTAAGTGCGTTAAAAACTCTGGTTAATTACTTAATGCAGATATTGCTCTGGTTTTACCGACGTCAGAATTGTCGGTGCATACTCAAACAGGCTGAATAATTCACGTAATGCACGGAATAAAGCATCACGCCAGTAACATGACTCTTCATTAATTCGCCAGTATGGCTGGTTGAATTCTTTTTCAGTCAATCCGGCATGCATAAATAAAGTGCGACGCTGACTGACTGTTAAAAAACTAATATATGCATACTCACTTGCGCCAACCTGACGGCGTTTTGAGAATGCCCCACGCAATTCATCAATTGCACAAACCAGCCGTTCACGTTCGACGTCGTTCATTTCTTCAAAACGCATCGTTGCGTGACGCTGTTTTAACTGCGCATGAAAGCAAACCGTTAGCCGTTCGCGCTCCATCATCTGATTATAATAATCACATGTATCCTGCCAGCGAGGAACGGCAAGATGCTTACCAATTATCCGGCGCATAGCTGCTGGCTGTTTTTCAACGAGATTGAGCGTCATCACTGTCATTTCCATACCCTCCGGCTTTTCAGAAAGGTCAGAGCCTTTTTTAACGGACTCTGTTTTTTGGTGCGGATAATGATTCCCTTACGCCCCTTACCGTGGGTGATGGTGAAGTCAATCGCCCTTGGGCTTTCGTTACGCAGTAACTGAGCAATACAACGCGGTTCACTCATAATCACAACCCCATCCACAAAAGCCATGCATCACGCTGTTCAACTGGTCGGTTATAAAACGCCTCTCGTACAGCGCGATTAAACTCTGGAATGAAAACCCACTTCTCACCGACACGAGCGTTCGGCTTACTTGGATCACGAAGCTCAATAACTGGCAATTTATTCTCTTTTACCATCTTGACTACAGCCGTTTCTGGCTTACCAAGTAACTCTGCAAACTTAACCGTATGTACCGCATCAATCGGGTACTGAATCACATAGTCATTGACTTCCATTGATTAGCCCTTTTTGCTTTCGTGTTACCCTTATTAGATCCAGTCCCTTCTAGGTCGCCCCTGTCCTTTCTAGGGACTGGCTAACACACTCAAAAGGTCACCAATACACAACCTTTTGACGGGAATATAAGTCACCAATAGGTTACTGTCAAATGCAGACATTCGAAAAACTGAAAGCGATTAGGAAAGCAGAAGGCTTAACACAGGCGAAATTCAGCGAAATTAGCGGGATAGCTCTAGGAACAGTCAAAAATTACGAAAGTGGGCATAAAGACCCTGGTCTCAGCATCGTTATGCGAGTCACAAATACGCCTTTATTTAAAAAATATACGCTCTGGTTAATGACTGGTGATACGTCACCACAAGCTGGTCAGATCGCGCCGGCTCTCGCACACATTGGGCAAAAACCAACAGAATCAGACCACTCCGAAAAACAGACTGGTTAACACTCTATAAACATTATATTTTCACCATTTGTTACCAAGATGGTGAATACAGCGTCAGAGGGCTTTCTTATGTCAATTAAGAAGCTCGATGATGGACGCTATGAAGTGGACATTAGACCTCGCGGTCGCGACGGAAAACGCATCCGCAGGAAATTTGAAAGAAAAGCTGAGGCTGTAGCATTTGAGCGATACACAATCGCCTACGCCAGCCAGAAAGAATGGGCAGGTCAGCGAGCAGATCGCAGAACTTTGAGTGAGTTGCTGGACATCTGGTGGAAATATCACGGGCAAAACCACGAGCATGGAACAAAAGAGTTTAATCATCTGCTCAAAACCATCAGCGGCATAGGTGATATACCAGTGAGCCGGATGAGCAAAAGAGCTTTGATGGATTATCGTTCCATGCGACTACGTGATGGTATCAGTGCCGCAACGATAAACCGTGACATGTACCGATTATCCGGCATGTTCACAAAATTAATTCAATTGGATGAATTTTCCGGGCAACACCCAATTCACGGACTGCCGCCACTGGCGGAGGCCAACCCTGAAATGACGTTCCTGGAAAAAGCAGAAATCGAAAAACTGTTAAATGTTTTGGATGGTGATGACTTACTTGTCGCACTTTTATGTCTGAGCACTGGAGGAAGATGGACGGAAGTTGCCACGCTAAAACCAGCACAGATTACAAATTGCAGGGTTACCTTCCTGAAAACCAAAAACGGTAAAAAGCGAACCGTGCCGATTTCTGAGGAACTGGAGAAAAAAGTTAAAGAGGAGGCCAGCGCTAAATTATTCAAAGTTGATTATGAGAAGTTTTGCGGGATTTTACGCAGAGTGAAGCCAGATATACCACCCAATCAGGCAACCCACATCCTGCGGCATACATTCGCAAGCCATTTCATGATGAATGGGGGCAATATAATCGCACTGCAACAGATTCTGGGACATGCGAGCATTCAGCAGACGATGGCCTATGCGCACCTTGCGCCTGACTACCTGCAAAATGCCGTCGCGCTGAATCCTCTAAAAGGCGGAGTGACGTTATAAATTTCCCTTCTGAGTGTCCACATAGTGTCCACACTCTCAGAACTTTGTAGCCCTTCCAGTCCCTTATAGGTTTTCTTAAGTTACTGTTTTCTTACGGAAACTGATGTAAGTGATTGATAAAAAAAACCCCCACATCATGTGGGGGAAGACAGGGATGGTGTCTATGGCAAGGAAAACAGGGTTTACTACTGGGAACGTGAGTTGCTACTACTCAATAGCTTCAACGATGAACTTTTTTGCCATTGCGTCACGTCACGCAACTGCTCCATTCGTTGTTGATGTTTCTCGTTTAAAACCGCTTGCTGCTCCGGCGTTAACAGGCGATACATTTGGTTGCGGACTTTTGCCATCTCAACCTGACGAGCAATTTGCTCATTCGCCATTTTTTCTGCCTGTGCGCGCACAGCGTTTTCATCAAAATTTTCTGCGGTGACAAGGCGATGCATTGTCTCCAGTTCGCTAACATTAACAGGAGGCTGTTCGTGCCGGGCCTGTTGCATAAGATCTCGCATCTGCTGACGCTGATGTTCGGTTAAACTTATGCCGTCGAACATATGGCTCTGCGTACTGCGCTGCGTAAGTTCTTCACCCGGATGCCAGTTATCGCCTGAACCGACTTCAGCAGCGTGGCTTAATGAACTGACTGCCAGCGTTGAGGCCATGACGGCAGCGGTAACTATGCGCATCATTTGCTCCCAAAATCTTTCTGTCGCGATTCAACGATAGAGAGTTTACGATTCAGGCTGCAAACATGCGTCAGGGGGTGTAAAACAACGTAAAGTCATGGATTAGCGACGTCTGATGACGTAATTTCTGCCTCGGAGGTATTTAAACAATGAATAAAATCCTGTTAGTTGATGATGACCGAGAGCTGACTTCCCTATTAAAGGAGCTGCTCGAGATGGAAGGCTTCAACGTGATTGTTGCCCACGATGGGGAACAGGCGCTTGATCTTCTGGACGACAGCATTGATTTACTTTTGCTTGACGTAATGATGCCGAAGAAAAATGGTATCGACACATTAAAAGCACTTCGCCAGACACACCAGACGCCTGTCATTATGTTGACGGCGCGCGGCAGTGAACTTGATCGCGTTCTCGGCCTTGAGCTGGGCGCAGATGACTATCTCCCGAAACC